GTGTAGAAGACTTGGATATAAACTTAATATGGTGTCCAAGATGTGCTTATAGTTTAATTAAATTAGGGAGGATTAAATATGAACGAAAAGATGGGTAGAAAGGTAGAAGCTAGCATTCCGATTCAGAGTAGGGTAGATGTTAGAGTATTAGCTGAGATGGTATTATATTGGGATGGGGAGAGAAAGTTTATTAAAAGTATGAGTCAGTTAGTTAACTGGAGTATGGATTTATGTAGTCAGATATTAAAGATTAATAATCTACTACCGAAGTCAGTAGATACCATTTTAGAAGCTAATGAGTTATTAACTAAAAGAGGATTGTATCAAGGTAGTATGTATAATCGAGCTCAGAAAAAGATAGTTAGGGCCAGACAACTAGAAAATTTAAGGATAGAAGGTATAGATCCTGAAACCTGGGCTAAAGGTAAAGGAGGATATGCTAAGTCACATAATAATAACTCAGTTGAACCAGCGCCTGAAATGGACTATGTACCTAAGACTGACCGATCTGCACTATGGGCTGAATATGATAGGAAGTTAGTGAAAGAGCAAAAAGCTGAGGCAAAGAAAGTTAGGGATAGCTTATCATTTGATAAGAATGGAGTTATTAAACCTATTGATCTAACAAATACTTATACGGCTAAGGATAGGCTTAAAGATATAAATGAGGAAAGGGAAAGGTTAGGCTTAAAATCTCGGCCGATTGGAGGGAGTGTTGTAACTATCCAGGATAAGGAAATGCCTAAGTCTAAAAATGAAGCTAAGAAGTTGCTTGATAGGCTAGAAGGTAAAGTTAAAGGTAAGGTTAGGGCTAGGGATAAGTCTAAACCTGTTGATGTAAGGCCTAGGAAATTATCAGATGAGGAAATGACTAAGCATGAAGAGAAGATTGCTGAAAAGGATAGAAGAGAACAAGATGCGTGGGATTCGATAAGTGTTAGCGACTTAAAGCCTATTTTGGACAGAGATAATGATGGATAATTAAGGTAGTTAAAACTTCTATTTCGGACGGAGGTAGTTGAAAGTAATTGAAGTTAGGTTAAGTTAGATTAGTTAGAGTTAAATCAGTTCGTTTAATTAATAAACAATCTTCGCCGCCCTCAACTGGCGCCCTAGTGTAATTGCAAACTGTAATTGCAAACTGTAATTTTTAAAGGACTTGATTTGGGGTTAAATATGTGGTATGGTTAAGGTGTAATCGGGAAAATGGGACCAAGAATGGCAAATGGCAAATGGCAAATGGCAAATTAACTAAAGGAGGAAAAAGATGATTAAAGGTATTAGACAACTTCTAGGCATTAAGGAGAAGTCGTCAAAGGTGTCATTAGCAACTATTAGACAAGTGTTAGATGAAGGTTCTAGGCGGCCGTTTACAGTTGAGGAAGTAACTTTAATTAACCATCTGGTGAAATGCCAGATAAGTCAAAGGAGAAAAAGTCATGAAGGAGGATTAGCTAATGTTTTACATCTATCAGTACTTAAATCCTGGTAAGCCAGCTAGATTAATGTTTACTACTTACAATTGTAAAGTAGCACTCTATATTGTTGGTAAAGTGGTTGGTTTGAAGCTGTTTGTTAGTAATAGAAGAATAAGAGGGAAAAATTAAAGATGGATGAGTTACAGATGGACAAGTTACAGAAGTTTCAAAAGTCTTTACAAGACAAACTTTACGGCAAGGATTCTCAGTCTAATTGGGATAAAGGTCTTTGCATTAAGTGTAAGCAATCTGCACTTGCTAACTGTTATTCAGAAGGGGGCAAGCGTGAGTTTGCTATCTCAGGTTTGTGTGAAAAGTGTTTTAATGAACTGTTTGATAAACTGTTTGGTAATAAAGAGGGACAAATAAAAGGTGACCACTCCTGCCGGATGAAAGTAGTTGTTACCTTAATTCTTAATCCAAGATCGTTTAATTAATAAACGGTCTTAACAAATAACTTTTAAACAGGAGTAATTAATGTCTAGTCAGTACAAGAAACTAAATGAGATAAAGGAAACTCACATGCTTGGATATCTAAGTATCGAAACGGTGCCTGAAGGTGGTATGAATAAAGACTTTGGTATTCAAGTAGCTGAAGACGGCAGGGTGTGGATTTGTATAGATGGAATAGCTTTTATAAGATTTAATCCTAATATAAGGAGAACTAAACTATGAATAATTCCAAGACTGACAGACCAAAGATTAAGACCAAGTTTAATTCTAAAACTATACCATTCAGGAATGCTGTATCTAAGATAACTTTGCCTGAATGGAAGACTACTAACCCTGCACAGAAGGAAATAGTTAAGACAGTCCTTGCATGGGGAACTGATAATAGGTGATAAATAAGGGAGAAAACTACTAATGAATAACATACATCTTTACAGTCTAATGCCGAGGGTAACTAATTATCTTCTACCTGCGCCTAAATCTGAGGCTGAGAAGTTGAGAGAAAAGCTTAATGATTACAAGGAAACTATCAAGTCTAATAACTCAACTATTGACACTATCAAGCAGTCAATAGCGATACTTAACAATCGACTTGTTGCCCTGGTCGAATCGAATAAGGAAACTAAGGAACTGTACAAAAAGTCTGATCGTAAACTTGCAAGGTTAGATGGTAGATATAAAGTAGTTAAGCTAGGTAAATTTAACAAATCTGTCAAAGATCAATTGAAGAAGTTTAACCAGGATCAACTAGCGCAGATCTCAACTGCTTTAAATCAACTAATGAAAGATCAAAAGGAGAATTAAAAAATGGTTGAAAAGATAGATAAACTACTTTATTTCCTTATGTGTGTAGCCCTTGGCATCGTGATAGGTTACACTTGGTGTTATTATAACTTTGACATGACCACTTGGATTGATCAAACCTGGGTGCAAATACACCAAAATATGCCTTGACATCCAACTCAACTACTGTTATAATAAATTATGGTTCGGGATGGGACGTGAGTTCCATCTCATAACAATAATAAATTTAAACTTAGGAGACAAAAATGACTAAAGATTTAGTAGTCGCAGCAAAGGTTCCGGTAAAGAAAGATGGAGAAGGGAATGTGGTAACTAAAGAAATGGAAGCTACTGTAGTAGTCCAAACTGCAGAGACTCTACAGGAGGCAGAGGAACTATTCGGTGATGCTGCTATCTTGTCAAACATGAATGCTAATTGGAAGGTAACACTTCAAGGAAATATCCGTTCTTCCCTTCGTGCTGGTTCGACTCCCGAACAAATCCAGGATAAACTGAGCACTGCGGTGCTCGGCATAGCACAAGTCGGCGCTAGGATAGATCCACGAGCTGCTTTCATTGCCAAGTTTAAGACTTCCACACCAGAGAAACAAGCTGAGATGATCGAACAACTACGGTTAGCCGCTGAAGAATAATGTGTTAGGACTGGTGAGAGTTAATATAAGTTGGTCCTATCCTGGTGTAGGTTCGAATCCTATCCTCACCATTCAGTCCGTTTGATTATTAAACGATCTTATAAAGAAAAAAAGGATAAACAAATGTCTGAATATAAAGAAGTAAAAAGAACTGAAGTCCCTTCCTATCATCAATTGCCTACTATGGTAATTAATCTAAGAAAAAAGTACAAAAAGTCATTTCGTATAGATATTGAAGTCTGGTCTTTCGACGGTGATTCACATCTATCCATCCCAAGCTTTGCAATCTCGGCCGTTCCAGGCTTTGATAATGAAAAGTGTGTCATAAATAGATTTTCCACTTGGCCAGAAATTCAAGAATACTACTTTCAACTGATGGATAAGGAAATATAGTTGTGGCCTGGCAAAGATGGTCTGGGATAATGAAATGTGTGCCTTTTGAAGAAAAGCGCTTAGCTAAATGGCAACCTCCTTACATTGTTCAACCTAAATACGATGGAGACCGTTGTAAAGCTTATCCTATAAAAGAATCTACAAATTATCTACTTCTAACATCTGAAGAAAATCCTTACTTCTCCATCCCTCACATCCAAAAATCCTTGGCCGATTCTAACTTAGATCTAATACTCGATGGTGAACTATACTCACACAAACTTAACCTCGAAGGTGGTCACGAACTAATTCACTCGGTAGCTTCCCGCACGATAAATTTACATCCTAGGCACCTTGAATTAGAATATCACTTATTCGATATAGAAAGTAAAAGGCCTCAACTTGAACGATTGATAACTTTGACTAAGATAGCTAAGTTAAACTTACCTTATATCAAAGTAGCCCCATTCTGGATATGTGAAAATCTAAGCCAGATCAAGAAGATTTATGACAAGTTGATCCTGCAAGGTTATGAAGGCATCATCATCAGACATCTTAATAACTTCTACGAACACAAAAGATCTACATTTCTTATGAAATTCAAACCTAGGTGCTCAGACACCTATATGATAGTAAACTGGAATGAAGAGATTTCCAAAGATGGTGTGCCCAAAGGTAGGATAGGCTCTCTAACACTGTCAAGTCAGACAGGCGACACTTTTAACGTCTCAGCTGGGTTAAATGATCAAGATCGCTCTTACTTATGGGAGCACAGGATGATACTTCAAGGTTTAGATGCTACAGTTTACTATCAACATCTTTCCAATAAAAAGATACCTAAAGGCTGTTTTGACCTAATAGTCCATGGACTGAAGGATTAGTATAAATAACTTAAACAAAGGAGAAAACTTATGAAAGCTAGCGAAATTATCAATAACTTTGACGACACTATCAACGCTACCGATCCTTCCCTGATGCAAAAAGTACAAGTAATGGCTGCTAAGGCTCAAATGCAGATCCTCGATCTTAACTCTCGAGCTATGGCATGTCATTGTGAATGCTTGGGCATGAATGCTGAGAATTGCATTGCTTTGTGTAAAGACTCTAAAGTTCCATATGGTAAGCAAGAGTTCAACTACATAATGCAGAAATGGGGCTTGGTGGACAAGACTGGTAAGTCTAGTATTTAATAATAGATCGTTTAATTATTTAACAGACTAACAAATTTATTTCCTGATACAGGAATGTAAGTCATAACTATTAACAAAGGAGAAGTAAGATGCGTGAATTTTACATTGCAGGAGTTCAGCACCACAAGTCAGATGAGGTAATAGATGAATTAAAGAAAGGTACAGTTCTCAAGATGGTTCCCGAACCTGATAACAGATTCGATGCTAATGCAATAGCATTAAAGTTTGCCAGGTTAAAAGATGATTGTATGATAGGATACGTTCCAGCTAAATTTGCAGCTGAAGTCGGCGCTGCTTTGATTATTGATGAAGGGTTAACTTGTACTATTACTGAACTTGATCCCTCAGCTAAACCATGGGAACGAATCAAAGTTATTATCAAAGAAAATAAATAATGGGAGAGGCTACACAGGATATACTAAATGGGATAACCTGTTCAATCTGTGGTCAGTGGATGCCAGAGATAGAAAAGTATTGGAAAGATAAAAAGAAGTTGGATGATTTCTTTGAAAATCCTCCAGGATATTCAAGAATCTGTCCAGACTGCAAAAAGGAGAAATCTAATGACTGAATGGAAAGTATTATTAGGCGCTAAAATTGAAGTACAAAAAACTTTAAATCAGTGGAAGCATGACTATGTTATAACTATACATGGATTTAGCATCGGAGATATGAATCTGGTATCTGTATTACTAACAAGAACAAGGAGGAATCAATGAGCCGTCAAATCTTCTGCGCTGAGTGCGGAACTGAACTAACCATCCTGCACAAAGCACTTCCAAAACAGCAAAAGGTAATCCTTGTCATAGCCCCTCACTCCTGCCCTGATGAACATCCTGATTATCCATTCAAAGATATAAATAATGAACTTCTTACTCGTCCCGATCCTGGCAAGCCCAAAAGTGATCTTGATAAACTATTTAACGATTTCAAGTTCGTTCAAAAATCAAACGAACTGAATAAAAAACCTACTATCAATCCTTTACTAACCCCTAACTCAGGTGATAAACGATCGAAGGACTTAATCCGAGATAATACCATAGCTCCGCCTGGCATCTTGGATGCTGTAAAGTCTAAACCTGGAAAGGATTAACTATGTCAAAGGTCTTCATTATTAACAAATCAGCTCATAACTTTAATGCTACTAAACAATACGGTGAGGTAGTGTATCTGTCTGAAGGCTTAATGGACAGATATGCTACTAACAATATACATAGACAGTTTAACTCCATTCTTAAATATTCTGAACCGGAGGATTACATTGTCTTATGTTCCTTGAACGTGATGAATGCCATAGCATGCAGTATCTTTGCTAAACTACATGGATGTTTAAACCTATTATTGTACAAAAAAGGTAACTATATAGAAAGGAATCTTGTAATATGAAGATAATTAAAGTAGATAACTTTGATAGGGAAGATATTTCAGATGAACTTATAGCAGAAAATGTCCCTGATTATTATGTTAAGTGTATTGTAGAGGAACTAAACCAAAAATTTGGAGGCTCTACATCACCTGACTATTTTATGGGAAAGCCTGATGATTATAAGTTATACACATTTGAACCTTAAAGGAGATGATAAAGATGACTTTGTCTAAACGAAAGCTTACTAAATGGAGAAAGGGAGCGCTTAAAGTTGTTAATAGTAAGCCTGTTGAAGGTACAATAGATGCTACTATTACTCATTTAGGGAGAATAGCCTTAGCAGACTGTATTCTTTTACTAACTCAAGAATTACTTGATTTACATTTATTAAAGGAGATTGATAAAGATGGATAAATTAAAAGAAGTATGTGTAAACTGTGGATGTACTAAAGGTTCACACTTAGGAAGTCCCTATTATAGTGAGCATTATGAAAGTTTCTTCCCTAAAGATTGCTGTCCTGGACATGAAGATCAAATGGACTGGGATAAAGGGCCTGGGACTATATTTAAAGGAAAAGGAGATAAGGAAGATGCAACTACCTAGTCATCCAACTCACTCCATCATAGATTCCTCCAAACTTACTTGCTTCGCTACTTGCCCTAGACAGTACTTCTATCAATACATATTAGGTTGGCGTCCAGATCGTCCCGAACATGATTTGCACTTTGGTGAATCTTGGCACAGAGCAAGGGAACATCAACTTATTAACGGCTACGATGATGTTAAGGGGGCTTATCTTAAATTTTTAGACTTTTACCGTTCCAAGTTTTCCGAAAGCACCGACGAACTATTCCGGCCCAAAGATCCTATAGCTGTAGCAATGGCACTTACAAAGTTTGCTAACGAGCGACCGCGTGACTTGGTTGATAACAAACTACTATATACTGAAACTTCTGGCACAGTACCTATTGACGAATCTCGGGTTCTCCACTATCGAATGGACTCTGTCTTGGAACGGTGTGAAGATGGAAAGATATTCTCTTGGGATCATAAGTCAGCTACTGAACGATCTATGGATTACCCTTGGTGGGCAGACAGTTTCTTCCTAGGTCTTCAAAACGGCACTTATACACACTGCCTTTACTGCATGTATCCTATTGAACAAGTAATTGGTATAGAATTCTGTGGCACTTCTTTCCACTACCTACCTCGTGGAGGCAGGGCTAGAGCCCAAGGTTATCATATCAACTTTAAACGAGTCCCTGCTTGGAAAACTCCTGAACAGATGAATGTGTGGCTATGGACTGTAAATGACTTGTATGACAAACTTGAGATGGAAATGGATAAGTTATCTTCATGCAAAGATTCAGACTCTGTGCTAATGGCCTTTCCTATGGATTCCGGCAGTTGTTCTAAATACAGAGGGTGCACCTATCACGATTTCTGCATGTCCTGGGATAATCCTTTACGCCAAGCACATGAGCCACCTTTGGGTTATGTTCAAAGCTTCTGGAATCCCGCAGCTATGCAAACTACACATAAAAAAGATCTTAAGTGGCAAGGAGATAAATAATCATGCCCTACGACTCTAAAAAAGAACTCCTTCGAGTACGTGAATATTACGCTAACGACCCTTTACAAAAGCGCTTTAGTGCTATAATCTCTGGCGATATTGGTAGTGGTAAGACTTACCTACTTTCTACTGCTCGCTTTCCTGTCCATATAGATTCCTTCGATCCTGGTGGGACTAAATGCCTTAAGCCTTGGATAGATAAAGGTGATATTACAGCCGATACTCGCTGGGAAAATGAAGACCCTTACAATCCTACCGTCTATGCTGAATGGGAAAAGAGTACTGAACTCCGTATTCAGACAGGCTACTTTGACTTATTTGGCACTTATGCACTTGACCTTTCTATGTTCAATGATGCAGTTATGAACTATACTATGAAACTTGCAGGCCGTGCAGGTGAAGTTCCTATGCATCGTCGAGATTATAATCCTACTAAAGTAAAAATTGTTAATAAGATCAAGCGTCTAATGTCACTCAAAGCTGACTTCTTTCTCCTTGCCCACTTAAAAGAAACTGAGGACACAATAGGTATGACTAAAGATGGTGTGCCTATTAAAGTTGAGAAATACCGTCTTAACATCACTGGTAATGCACTACTAACTATCCCTTTGCAATTTGATGAACTATATGTACTACTTGGCAAGGGTACTCCTGTAAAACGTGAAATGTTAGTTGAAGCTCAAGGCAAATATCTTGCCCGTTCACGCCTTAAGTCTAATGGCAAACTTTCACATACAGAAGATCCAGATATTAAGAAGTTACTTAAAAAGATAGGCTTACCATGGAAGGATAAGCCTAAGTTAGAAATTTAACAAGATCGTTTAATTAATAAACAAACTAACAAAGGAGAATTACCTATGAATGAAGGAAACGCAGGAACAGCTAAAACACCTGAAAAGCCTGGTGAGGTATGGATTACTATGGATGAGTTATCTAATGCAATTGATAGATTAGATGCATCAGTCTCAAGACTAAATGAAAAGACTACAAGGGTATGTAGTTCAGCTAACCCATTAGAAAGAGACGGAACAGAAAAAGAACCATCTTGTGAACTATCTGGATATATCTTAAGTCAGGTAAGTAAAGTAAAAACACTCACAGAAATATTAAACAGCATCAATGACCGAATGGAAATTTAACTAAAACCAGACCGTTTGATAATCAAACGATCTAAAATTAAAGGAAGTAATTATGTCAAAAGATCCTTGGAAACACAGAAGTAAAGGCATGGGATGCCATTCATGTATGTGGTTTGTAATGAAAAGTAAAAATGAAAACAGTGAAAACACTACACCGATTGGAAGATGCAGACGACATGCTCCAACAATGAATGGTTACTCAGTTGTTTTTGAAACTGACTGGTGTGGTGATCATAAACTAGATGAAAATAAAGTTTAACATTAACTTATTTAAAGGAGGTACACTTGGAAAATTCAGATAGACAAGTAAGGATTGTAGCTTTAGATCTTGCACTTAAGTCAAATAACGGTAAACCGTTATATGAAGTGTTAGAAGCTGCAAAAAAATACTATGAATTTATAATTAACAAAGATAAATCTAAATCAAAGGAGATTAAATGAACTATCTATTTAGAAAAAGACCAATCATTGTTGAAGCTTTCCAAATGACCTTAGAACGTCGTTGGGATAACTTAGACTGGCCTCAATGGTTACATGAAGCATGGCAAAGAGAGCCAGGCGAAAATTCTTTATGGATTAATCCAGATGCACCAATACCACCTGGACAAAAATCTGCAAACGAATTAGTTTGTGGAACACTTGGAGGAGTACATAAGATAACCTTTAACGATTATATTATCAGAGGTATACAAGGTGAAATATATTCATGTAAGCTTGATATATTTAACTCTACATATGAAGAAGTTAAAGATTAACATCAATATCAATCTAAACTAAAGGAGTAACTATCATGAGACTAATGTATACAATTAAAGAAGGTGGTATAATGAAACCGTTATGTGTAGTTCCGCCAGTAGGAGAAATATTTGCTATATTTTTGCCAGATGGAACTATATGGGATACCTCAATTGGTGTAGATGATATTACTAAACTTAAACCAGGTGAGTTTGATAAATTGTTTAATGAACTTTCACCAATTGAATAATAATCAAGTCAACTTAAATTTAACTTAATCTTAACAAAGGAGTAAACTATTATGTCCTTAACTGATTATTCAGACATGGAACAAGAAATCAACGACGCGCAAGAACCTAAAATCCTCCCCGCAGGTACCGAGGCAAACTTCCGAATTATCTCAGTACGTTCTGGCATATCAGATAAGAATGACTGTACCTGGTATCAACCCGTCTTCGACATCCCTGATGATCCTATGGTAATCGAGTTTAACGATTTCTTCTGGGAACTCGACCGTGAAAAACTTGATCTTAAACAGTTTGCCCGTGCTCTCAACGACTTTCGTAACTTCGCTGCTGCTATCGACCTTGACTATTCCCGTCCCTTTTCGTGGGAAGATGACTTGATTGGCATGACTGGTTGGGCTATTCTTGGTGTAAAGAAAGATGATACCTACGGTGATAGTAATACTATTAAGAAGTATGTGATTAGGAAGTAACAATCAGTCCATTTAATTATTAAACGATCTATGGGAGTGGCGGAATAGGTAGACGTAGTAGGTACACGCAGAAAAACGGCTTGGCCTTAGAGCGGGCACGATGGAAACTGTATGTAAGGTGCAAATCCTTGCCTCCCATAGACTTAAAACTAAAGGAAATAACTATGCCAGTATATAAAGTGAAAGGTGGATGGAAGATACGTAATGTCCCTGGAATTCACAAAACACGTAAAGAAGCATTAAAACAACTAGCTGCGATTAAAATTAGTCAACATAAAAAAGATAAAAGAAAAAAATAGAAGGAGAATAACTAATGTGTAATCAAGAATCATCTAATAATATTGAAGAACAACTTAACCACATAGCACAGCTTATAGAATGGATACTTGAAGGTAAAGTATTTTTGCTTTTAGTATCTGAATTTGAATCTCCAGATACTACATTCAGAGCTATTTCAAACATTGATAGTAAAGGAGCAGAACTTATAATAAACACTTTATGTAAAAAAGGAAAGTCAGATATATGAAAAAGAAAGTTTTAATTCTAGGTTACGATGGGTATATTGGCTGGTCTTTGGCTCTCCATCTGTTAAAAAAAGGTTATCAAGTAGCAGGCATTGATAATTATACAAGGAGGCAAAGAGTTAGAGATGTAGGTTCTAACTCACTAACTCCTATAAGTTGTAGACTTGATCGACTGAATATTTTAAAGTCTTACAAAAACTATGCAAATATATCTAAATATTCCCTATTCCATATTGGAAAGTTTGGCTTGGATAACTTATTTGAAGAATTCTATCCTGACACGATAATCCACCTAGCCGAACAACCTTCTGCACCTTGGTCTATGATCGACTCAGAACATGCCGCTTCCACCCAGCGTGAGAATGTCCTAAGTACTTTAAATCTCCTGTGGACTATAAAGGAAAAATGTCCTGATGTTCACTTAATCAAACTAGGCACAATGGGCGAGTATGGTACGCCTGACTGTGACATACCTGAAGGGGAGATACCTAAAAAATGTTTAGGCTTGTCCACTTTAGATAACCAAACAGCTCCGTGTCCTATGGCTGGTCTCCCTTTTCCTAAATCTCCAGGTTCTTTCTATCATCTATCCAAAGTCCACGATACTCATAATATTATCTTTGCCTGCAAAACTTGGGGATTAACTTCCACTGATATCATGCAAGGTGTAGTCTATGGCTTAACCGACACCGAACCTTCCCTTGTAACCCGCTTTGACTACGACCAGTATTTTGGTACTATAATCAACCGATTCTGTGCTCAAGCTATAATCAATCATCCTTTAACTGTCTACGGTTCGGGAAATCAAAAGCGTGGATTCTTACCACTTAAAGACTCTATCCAATGCATTAACCTTATCATAGACAACCCACCTAAACCTGGCACCTATCAAGTCTTTAATCAGTATGAGTCTACCTACTCGTTAAATAACCTAGCCAATATTGTAGTACGGAAAGCTAAATCCCTTAACCTGAAGCCTTCTGTAACTCACCTCGACAATCCACGTAGTGAGGATGAAAATCACTACTATAATCCTACTTCTAAAGGTCTTCGTAGCTTAGGCTATATTCCTACAACTAATATCAAACATGAGATTCATACTTTGCTATCTTACCTTTTACAGTATAAAGAAAGGGTAGTTGGATCTGTAATTATGCCTGAAACAAAGTGGAAGTAGTTCATTTAATTGTTAAACGATCTATGGAGGTAAAATATGAATAGTGAATATAAGGCGAAGTTCTCTTTCGAAATCTCGGACGAACAAAAGTTACGGGCTGATAAACTAATATCCATCTATGGCATACGCAAATCTATATTTTCTATAATCTTAGACGATGTATTAGATCTTATAGAAAACCACGGTAATATAGTTATAGGTGCAATCCTAGACGGGGCAGTCAAGCCTAGGGAAATCTTACCGAGTTTAGCTAAAGCTAAAAGGAGATGTAAATAATGGCTACTATTGAAGACCTACCAATCAAATCTGTATCCGACATGAATAAAGACGAAGCTATTGAATACTTACGAGAACTTCGTCTTTCACGTCGTATTCCAGATAAGAAAAAGTCTAAATCAACTAAAAACAAAATCAGTCAGTCTAAGGCCGCCTCTAAAATATCCAAGGCTCAAGCGGCAGAATTGCTTAAAATGTTAGGAGAATAAATTATGTCTATAGAAGTAGGAAAAGTTGCAATGGTAGATATAAGTAACATAGACATTGGAGATAGAACAAGGGTAGAAATGGGAGACTTGATTAGTCTTGAAGAGTCAATGAAGAATAGTGGACTGATTGCTCCATTAGCTGTCAAAGAAATAGATGATAATAAGTATCTATTACTAGCCGGTGAACGCAGATTACGAACATTGTTGAAAAACAAAGTTGAGATAATTCCAGTAAGGATATTTCCATCTAGTTTATCAGACTTAGAAATAAAAATAATAGAAAAGTCTGAAAACTTTCACAGAAAGGATATGGAATTTTGGGAGTTTGATAACTTAACAAGGGAAATACATGAACTACAACAATCTATCCATGGCACAAAGGCACCTGGCCCAGATGCAGTTGGCTGGGGAACTGATGATACTGGCAAACTAATCGGAGTTTCCAAAGCATCTGTTTCTACCGCTATTAAACGTGCTGAAGCTCGTGAAGCATTTCCGGAACTATTTGACAAATGTAAGACACAAAAGGATGCTTCGACTGTAATTAAGAAGATGGATGAGCTTGTTGTTAAGGAAGTTATTGCACAGAAAATTCAGTTAGAAACTACTAGTAATTCTTTTACTAAGTTATCTAACTGCTTTGTTCTAAATGACTTCTTTGAAGGTGTAAAGAAGATTCCTGATTCCGTTTACCATCTTGTGGAAATAGACCCTCCGTATGCTATAAGGCTCCAGCAAGCTAAAAAGACAGATGGTGAGTCTATATATTCCTCCGACTCTTACAATGAAATTGATGCAGATAAATATATAGAATTTTTGTCCTTACTATTTCAAGAATGCTATCGAGTAATGGCCCAGCATTCTTGGCTAATATGCTGGTTTGCTCCCCAGCCATGGATTGAAGTTGTATATAAGGAATTAACCCATGCTGGATTTAACACTACTCGTATGTGCGGAGTGTGGACAAAAGGATATGGCCAATCTAAACGACCTGAAATACATCTAGCAAATTCTTATGAGATGTTTTTCTATGCTTGGAAGGGCCGTCCGGCACTTAATAAGCCAGGTAGGAGAAACATCTTTGATTACCCTCCAGTCCCACCACAGAAGAAAACTCATCCTACTGAACGTCCCATCGAGTTGATGAAGGAGATCTATAATACCTTTGCATTTCCTGGCTCGCGTGTTTTGATTCCTTTCCTGGGATCAGGTAATGGTATTCTAGCAGCCGACCAACTTGGTATGAGTCCGCTAGGATTTGAGTTGTCTAAAGCCTACAGAGATAGTTTTTTAATAAAATTGCATTCACAACAGATCGTTTAATTCCCAAACGATCTAGGAAACTATCAAATGGATTGAGAGAATATTGTAATAGATCGTTTAATTATTAAACAATATGGGAGGCTAACTTATGAAAAATTTAGATGTGATATTCTTTAAGCTATTTATTATACTAGGATTAGGTGGAACATTCTGGAATGGTATAGAAGCTGTATTTATTAGACAGCCATTTGATCCACTAGCAAAGCCTTGGGGTGTAGTTCTTGGATATGGAACTTTATGTATATGGGGAATACTTAGGTGTATAACACCAACTAAGTGGTGGGAGACATCTATATGAGACAAACAACTGTTTATCCTTCCGGCCCTACCAATGCTACCATAGCAATTGTAGGTGAGCAACCCGGAGTGCAGGAAATAAGATATGGAAAAGTATTCATAGGACCAGCTGGTAAGGGTCTTAATGATTGCCTAACAATGGCCAAGATTCCTCGTTCGTCTATCTACCTAACAAACGTAATTAAGGACTTAGACGAACCATTGGTGAAGTATATCAATCTTAACTCGTCCGGTCGATATACTATGTCAGAGAATGGCTATATTTATATTCAAGAACTTGGTGAAGAACTATCTAAACTTCCCAATCTTAATATTGTAATAGCTTGTGGAAATATACCTTTAATTGCCTTGACTAATCGAGTCGGGATTACCAAATGGAGAGGTTCTGTACTTAATTCCACTTTAGTTCCTGGATTAAAAATAATTCCCACGTTTCATCCGGCTACTTTCATCCCTCCAAAGTTCAATTTTCTTAACAAACCTCTAATCGTCACTGACTTGCTCCAAGCTAAGATTGAATCAACTTATCATGAGATTAGACAACTTGGCAGATCAATAAAGATTGCACCTACTTACAATGAATGTGTAGATATACTAAACTACATCTATGAAGGTGGTTTACGAGGTAGAACGGTAGACCTGGATATCGAAGTAGTTAATCGTGAACTAGATTGTATATCTTTTGCTTGGGATTCTACACATGCTATAAGTATTCCCTTTCGTGATGCTAAAGGCGACTATTTTCATATTGAGCAAGAGTATGAAATAATGTTGCTTATTGCTAAGATAATTCAATCTCCACGTATAAGTAAGCGAGGGGCTAATTTTATCTTCGATACTCAATTTATGTATCACAAGTATGGTATGGTTCCTAGAGGAGAAATTCACTGTACACAGATCGCTCAGAAAATTATGTTACCTGATTACCCAGCTGGCCTGGATTTTGTTACAACTATGCATACTGACATACCTTATTACAAACAAGATGGTAAACAATGGATGAAGCGTGGGATTGGCACCTGGGAAACTTGGTGGAACTACAACGGTCTTGACTCTATCGCCACTTCAGCTGCACACCCTGAGCAAATTGCTGAGTTGAAGAAACAAGGGAATCTCGACACCTATAATCGACAACGTAAGTTAATCAAACCTTTAATTTATATGGCTGAGCGTGGAATTAAAGTTGATGTAGATGGTATAATTAAGTATGCAAAAAAGGAACAGGTTAAACTTGATATCTTAATCGAGCAGCTTCATAAAGAAGTAGGTTACGCTATTAATCATAATTCACCTAAACAATTAATGAAGTATTTCTACAACGAACTTAAAATAAAACCTTATAAAAAACGTAATAGTAAAGGTAAATATGTTCCTACTACCGATGTAGATGCTATGAAACGGCTTGCAAGGCAAGGCATTCAAGCTGCACAAATCATGCTTGACATTCGTGGATTGTCAAAGCGTATATCAACTTATTTAAATATAAAAAAGGTGGATAAAGATGGGAGATATCGTAGTTCATATAAACCTGTCGGAGCTGAAACAGGAAGACTATCATCAGGTGAGACTATATTTGGAACTGGTGGTAATCAACAAAACTGGCCACATGACTTACTCAAATTCTTCGTCTTCGATGAAGGATATCTTGGATATTCTATCGACCTCAGCCAGATCGAGAATAGAATCGTGGCTTACGTTGGAGGTGTCATTTCTCAAATCGAAGCCTTTGAGCAAGGAATAGACCTTCATCGTATGACTGCTTCAGTTATCTTTGGTAAGCCTTATGATGAGATTTTAAGTGAAGACGGTTCATCCACACTCGGTGACGGTAGACAGTCAGAACGCTTTTACGGAAAAAAGGGGAATCACGCTACTAATTATGATGTAGGATATAAAACCTTTGCACTTAAAAATGAACTAACTGAACGAGATGCTAAGTATCTCATAGAAAAGATTCACAAGGGTTACCCTCAAATCCGTGGAGGGTTTCACCTGACTATTCAAAATATGCTTAAGAAAAATCGTACTGTTACAAACTTGATGGGACGTAATAGATTGTTTCTAGGCCCCATAATTCCTTCCCATCCTGGTGTATCCAGATCTGCTTGCCTTGCTACCTACCGTGAAGCCTACGCACAGCTTCCACAATCTACAACGGCCGATAAGATAAATGAACAAGGACTTGAATACATCTATTATAATCAAGATTTGTTTAAGCCTGTAGAACTCCTAGCCCAAGTACATGACTCGGTAGTGTTTCAAATCCCTTTATCTATACCTTGGATTGAACATGCTAGGATGATCAAACTTATTAAAGACTCACTTGAAACTCCACTTTATTGGAAAGGTGTAAAGATTCCAATTCCTGCCGATGTAACTATTGGATTAGATATGTGTAAAGATAATATGATAGAATATAAAAGCAAAGATATCCCAGATGACTTACACACACTTGCAGTTAAGATAGAACTAGCATATAAAAAACTAAGGAGAAATAAATGAAGATTTATCTAGCTACGCCCTATACAGGATATGAAAAGGAAAGTTTTAAAGAGGTTAATAAATTAGCTGGCAAACTTATAAATGAAGGATATGTAGTCTTCAGTCCTATCTCCCACTCTCATCCTATAGCAACTGAATGTAACTTGTCAAAAAAATGGAGTTACTGGAAATGGCTTGATATATGCTTCATTCATTGGTGTGATCAACTATACATTTCCTCTTTTGGCAACTGGAAAAAGTCAGAAGGTGTAAAGAGGGAAATAGGTATAGCTAGAACACTAAACAAACCAGTCCATTTTATGGAATAGTGTTATGAATCAACTTAAACGTAAGCTCCCAGATTGGATTGAGGCTTATGAGCTCTATACTGACAACTCTGAACCACCTATATTGTTTAGAAGATGGACTGCTATTTCATGCATTGCAGCTGCTATGCAAAGAAAGTGTGGGATAGACTGGGGAACTTCTTTAACTTTCTATCCTAACTTATTTGTAGTCTTAGTAGGCCCTTCTGCAACTGGTAAAGGCACAGCTATGAATCCTGGACTTGATATAATATCTGACATTCCATCTATCCGTCTAAGTGCTAATGCCACTTCACTTCAGGCACTTATTCGTCATCTTAAGGATACCAACTTAACCGACTTAGATCTTAAAACAGGTGATCAGACTTATCATTCATCTCTCACGATCTTCTCTAAAGAATTTACAGTTTTTCTAGGCTACCATAATCGTGAGTTGATGGCTTCTTTATGTGACTGGTATGACTGTGATAAGAAGTGGTCTTATGATACTATATCGAGGCAGAAGGAGGAAATTATAGGTGTATGGGTAAACTTACTCGGTGGTACTACTCCAGACTTAATACAGTCTTCCTTACCTATTGAATCTATAGGTGGTGGTCTTACTTCCCGTATCATCTTTGTATTTGAAGAGAAGAAAGGTAAACTAGTAACCATGCCTGTGCAGACACAGAAAGAATTCGAACTGCGCGAATACTTACTTCATGATTTAGAGAAAATATCTATGCTTTCTGGTTCTTTTTCCTACACTGAAAAGTTTGTAGAGCTATGGACTGACTGGTGTATAGATGCTGAGAAAAACCCTCCATTTTATGATAGGAAGTTCGATGGATATATAGGAAGACGGCGCACACATCTTATGAAACTATCCATGATTATCTCTGCTTCACATGGCCAGCATGATTTGTCAATGTCTAGAGATGATTTGACAGAGGCAATAAAGTTACTTAATGAAGTAGAAGTAAAAATGGAATATGTATTTAAAGGTGTGGGACAGTCTGATATTGCATCTTTGATAAATCAAGTAACTTCATTTCTAGTAAATTCCCGTACAGATGAAGTCCCTTTCTATCAATTTGCTAGAAGATTTAGCAATGATATGGATAAGTTAACTATGGATCGGGTAGTAGATACACTTGAAGCTAGTAATATAATAAGAGTTATAAATAAGCCTGGGACTGACAGCATAATCAAAGTTATTGAATCAAGAGATAAGATATTGAAAGGGTTTAAGTGATCCAGACCGTTTGGAAATTTAACGATCTATTACCGACCTCGTAGTTTTAATACTTCTTCTCTAAATCCTTTACTAACTATTCCTTTAGCCAGGACAACGGTTGAATATTCTTTCCAAATCTGCTTCCGTTGTTCTGGATTAGCTTTCTCTAACCTATCCACAAATACTCTAGCCCTAGCCTCTAATCTTACACCTTGCAGTCTTAACCAGAAACTCCTTTCTGGTAAGTCTTTAGTAATTTCTTGGAATAAGAATCTTTCCTTTAACCGATCGAAGGTGTCTAGATCCTTAAATGATCTCATGTAGTCTATAACTTCCTTACGACTTACAGTATCTTTAAACAAGTAACCTTCGGCTAAAGCGTCTAAGCCTCTATTTTCTACAAACCTTTCTATAACTGCAACTTCCTGTGCTTTCTCAATCTTCTCTGCATATTTAGAATAAGGATTAGTAATACCTATGAACCTTTTAGTAATAGGCATCTTTGATAACACCTGTGCTATATGTTGTTCTTTATTACTTTTCGGCAAGTCACTAAACATAGCATCATAGCCTTGGCCTAGTAAATAAGACCATACGGTTCCACTAGTAACCAATTCCTCCACTGCATATCTTGTACGTTCAGGACTTAGTCCAGTGACCTGACCAATATCTATATAAACTTGTGGAGTCCTTCCAGGGATATACTCCTCTCTTGACTCTGGCCAAGCAAATGGTCGATCAGTCTTACGCCAAATATCTTCGTTTAACCAAAAGTCTTTGTTAGTAACATAGCCTAATGTGCCACTAATGGTTGGTGGTAAACTTGACACTCCTACTGGTGATACACTTTTTAATGAGTCAACTACTTCATTAATATCTATTTCATATCCCATTTGTTTTCTAGCAGCCGCTTCAAAAAATGTCTTGAAAAATCTCTGTCCGTGATCCAAAGGTATTTTAAAAAAAGGATATCTCATTTGACCGTATTCATCTTCAAATCCAAACTGGTCACCTATAGGCACAGTCAAGTTATTCAACTTAGCTGGATTACCCTCTAATTCCTCCATAGTTTCCGGTGCCATATTCAATGCAACTACCATCGTTCCAGTAGTCAACGCTGCAAATTGAGCCAACTTAAACGTAGACTCAAATGCAGTGCCGCTTCCAGGTATAAAAGTTCTAAACATTCCTCTTGTGCCTTGTATTGCAGCACTTAGATACGGTATACCAGTATCGAGTGCTTTAGTTATACTCCCACCTTGACCGAAGTCTAATTGATCTCTAGCAGCAAACGCAGCTTCACGAGTAATCCCTTTGACTTTCCTTGCCTGTTCCATTGTAAGTCCACGTTCTTTAGCTCTATTCCTTATAACTCTTTCCATTATAGCTAACCTAGTCATATTTTCAGAAGTCTCACCAAAGTAACCTAGGACATTCTGTATCTTATCCAACGGTCCTTCAAGATGCCTACCTTTTTGGAATAACCTTCCCTGTTGAGTCAAGTATTCTAGTCCCCCGCCTTCTTCAAGATACTTATTAAATCTGCCTTTTCTTAATACAGAGTCTGAGAATACAGTAGCTAGATCTCTACTCATTTGTAATCCATAGACTGGCGTAATTGGACTGTATACACTTTCCCACTTACCATCTTTCCATGTTCTAGCAGCAAACCAAGCACGCATGACATCCATTGGTAGATTAGCTAAGGCAAATCCCCAGTTTATACCAGTAGCAAAGGTCCTCAACACAACCGATCCACTAACCCACCTAGCTATTTGTGCAGCTTTATAACTAATTTCTTTGTTAGTACTTAACCATTCCTTAGCCATTTTAGGAGAAATATATATAGGTATTCTTTCACCATCTTTAAATACGAAACTTCTTTTCCATCCAGATGGAATTATATCTGCTTTGTCCAGTTTAACTCTGACAAATGGATTAGTTGGATCGGCCTTAGCTACATCCAATAAAGCTAGATTAGCCTTATTATTCATAATTCTACCATATGCTCTATTGAATACTTCCAAAGCCATAATTTTGCTAGATGATTCAAAGATGTCTGTGTCTCTACCTTTCTTTAAAGATTGAATCCCTGAATCATATACAGTCCTTCCTCGTGGCCCTATACCAGGTCTTTCTACATCATACAAGTCAACTAGTTTTAGCTTACTATAATTATGCGAACTTAAATCATTAAGTTCTTTAGCAGTTATTAGTTCAGCTTCATGCATTTCCTTAAGTGGCTTTTTCATCCAGTCAAAGTAGGCTTTAGCTCTTTGTCTAATAACTGCAGTTCGTTCTGGAGATATTTTTTCTATCTCACCAAACAGTTCACTGTATACAACTGACTTTTCTGGAGTTAGTTTCTTTGGATACTTAAATCCAACACCTGAAGGGGTTTTCGCTATAGCAACCATTCGACTAGTTAATACTAAAGTATCTAATATCCGTCTTTCATTTCTATTCAATCCACTATATACTTCCTTACTCATCTGATTTATTAGACCGGTCACTCTAGGATGAGCACCTTTGCTTAAATACATAGCTTGTATTATCCTATATCCTTCATCTCCTAACTTGTCTAAAAACTCGGTTCTAATATTTCCTGATACGTCTAGTCCAGATCTAACTAATTCCTCATAAGTGTTTTTTATAGCTGCTTTAGGCTTGAATTTTTTTAGTTCTCTAGATTCTTTAACATAGTCAATTGTTTCCTTGGCACCTTCAATTAGGGCTTTGATGCCCTTAACTGGGTCGATTCCAGTTGTAAGTTTGAATCCTTCTGACTCAAAAGTTTTCATTAACTTATCTATCTTCTCTTGCCTGGTTAGTTCTTTGACTACTTCTCCAGTTCGTTTAATTTCCAAACGGTCTAATTTCTGTATATAACTATGTATTCTCTTAGCCTCTAAATCTCTGGGACCCATCCCACTAATATCCCTTATATTTTGGGATAGTTCTTTATCATATCCTAAGGCTTCACTAAACTCTTCATTCCATTTATCTATAATTTCAATATCTCTTGTTTTAAATATCTCTTTCCTTCTCTTCGATAATTCAATAAGTTTATTAGCCACTATATTACCTAATATGTTATCTTTTATAGCTATAAAGTCACCACTAGGAGTAATGTCTTCTATAACTTTTAATCCCTTTGACTTAGCATAATCTATAATTTTTTGGTCTTTCGTAGCATAATAAAATGCTGGCTTGATACCTCTATTTGTAGCTTCTATTTCTATCTCATACTCATCCCACACAGTTTTAAATTTATCTATGTATTCCTTTTCAGATATTGTCTTTATAACTTTTCTATCTAACCTCCTAGCCCAGGTGGCAGCTTCTGATATAGTTTCCTTCCACACTGCATGGTCGGCCCCTGTTATGAATTCACCTCTTAGTTCATCAGCCCTGGAGGCTAACTCACTTAGTCCTTCCCTAGCAGATTCTATATCTATTTCATTTAACTTATGATACCACTGATTCACATCATTGATTATTTTCTGTGTGAACATTTCTACACTTTCACTCACAGCGGTAGCACGTTCAGTGAATGTCTCAGCCATTTGAGTAGTCTTTGTAGAATCTTGAAAGAAAGGACTTTTCTCACCTTCGATGTTAGGCAAGCGGGAGCCTGTGGACTGATCGATTTCGGTTATAGGTTCGACTAATTCAGTTGGTTTAGGTCGTTCAATCTTTAAACGATCTGGTTCTGGAACAACCTCCAACTGCTTTTTAGGCTCAATAATATCTTTATCCTTAAAAAATCTACTCAATGCAGCAACAGGATCTTCAAAATCTAACAATATCTTATTATATTCCCTCAATCCTTCTTTACCATAGCTCTTCCTTACATACTCTTTTATCTTTTCAGGATACACATTCTGCTTATCCCAGAAACCATATTCATCAGCAAAGTCCATTATCCTTTCTGGAATCCCTTCACCATAAACTATTACCCTATCACCAGCTTTTAGTTTACGTTTGACTGGAAGTTTTGTAATCTTTGCTTCAGGTCGTTCAATTTTTAAACGATCTGGTTCGACAACTTCTTTTGGCTCAACAGGTTCAACAACTTTCTCCTTAACTCCCTTTTCAATAGCCTTAAGTTTAAAAGTATTAGTTACTTTCTTTCCTGCTTCATCATACCAGATACCATCAACTTTATTGTAAACATTTCCTTTCTTACTTACAAAAGTAGCTTCTGGCTTACCTGTGACTGGTAACATCTTTTCCCTTGCTAATCTTTCACTCTGCACTAATAACTCTTCTCTAATTACTGCATCTTTGCTAATACTATCTGCTATATCTTTAGCTTTTAACTCTAATTGTATTTTCTCTATTTCCAATACCTTAGCCATTGCTTGTTTTGCTATTTCATTAGGTATTTCGGCTAGTCTACTTTCCTTGACTGCTACTTGTTCAGCAGCTGTGACAACTTCTTCTATATCCCTTCCAAGTTTACCTTTTCCACTCGGTCCATGCATTATGAATCCCATAGCGCCGATTCCAGCTATATCCCCAGCAAACCTTGCTGCACCACGAATATTAGGATAATCTTTAAATCCTTCCCAATCTGCAATTTTATGTCCTGTCATACTTAGTGCAGTCATAGGTGCCATAGCCACTTCACCTATTAATCGTGATTCTTCAGGCACCTTACCTAATATCATCTCCTTACCAGGTTCAAAGAACTCCATACTTCTTTGCATACCTTCAGCGGCCGAATTGTAGACTTCTTCCAAGTTAATTTCATTACCTAACACTATTTGATCTACTAATTCCTTTGAAGTACTGACTCCTGCATCTATTATTCCAACTGCAAATCCAGGTATACTTAAAGTAAAGTCTGCTAAGCCTTGAAATACTATATCAGGTCTACCTTTTAACACTCTTAATTGTCTAAAAGTATCACTGAAGGATTTGCCAGTTTTACTTATAAATCCTTCATCTTCGATCGGTCTTCCAGTGTCATCTACACCTAACTTCTTTCTATCTTCAGAACTTTGTGTGTTAAGTATTCTAGAATAAAAGTCTTCTGTAAGTTTACTAAACGGTTCTCTTTTGATTATAGGTTCTTCAATCATAGGTTTTTGTATACCAAGTTTAGGCTCTTCTGTACCAAAAGGTATAAGTTTTATATCTAAGTCTGGATCTATAGTACTTATATCTTTCCCACCAAACGGTACAAGATCTATATCTAATAAACTATCTTGTTTAGTCTGACCTTCAGATTCAAACGATACTAGTTCTATATCTAACAATGATTTACTCATAGTTACCTCGGACGTCTAATTTCTACAGTTTCACCAGTCTTTGTCTTAACTATCCAAACAAGATCATCTCCATCATATCCACTTTTCAATATCTTACCACCAGTAACTTTAATCTTATCATCAACAAAGTCTATAATTAATTCTTCTGACTTTCTTTGACCCTCTACCGGATCATCAATCTGAAGCATTATATCCCGAAAGACATTTGAATTTTTATATTTATTAATGTCTTTAGATAATCCTTTGGGATCTGTAAGATATTTTTCAGCCTTAACATCAGCTAATGCCCTAGCCCTTTCAACTGTTTGTCCTATACTAATAGCACCTGCTCTTCTATACTTAGTCAACCACTCATTGAATTCTGGATCGTCTTCGGCTAATTTATAAAGATCAAATGCAGTTGGTGTGTCAGTCTGTTTGCTCCACTCATTATAAGAGATTACTTCTTCATCCCTACGTTGAGCATCAAAGGCGTAGTATGAATAAGCTTTAGTTTTTGTATCTAAAGTTCTCCATTCGTCTAGTGTAACTAATCCTCTGCCAGGGACTTCAAGTGGTGATTTTCTTAGTGATTTAGCTAAAGCAGTCTCTGCTTTGAGTTTAGCGGTAGCCGCAGTCATTCCCATATTTTCAATTAAAGCTTTTTTATAAACTGTATCAACAACATCTGTTAGTCTTTTCTGTCTAATCTGTTGTTGAGTTTGTCCTATTTGTAGCGCGCTGCTGATCATTTCTGGTGTTAGCCCTGCTAGGTCGCTCGCTGAAAGGTTACCTAGAGGGCTTATTGAGGGTTTAAGAGTGCTTGTAAGAAACCGAGGTTTCCTCCTAGACCAGCACCAGCACCAGCACCAGTTTGAGTTGGAATAGGTGCTGCTGTAACAGGGCTAACTACTGGAGCACCACCTCCTGGAATAAGTTGATCTCCTGGTAGTTGAGGTGTGTCTTGAGGACTAAGTAAATCAGGTGTTCCGGTTAGATTAAACTTATCCTTGTCTAAGGTCATCTTTCCACCACCACCTAGGATTCTCTGCAATAGTCCAGCATAGCTTTGTGCAGTTATATTCTGCTGAGTAATTTGACCTAAAGCAGGTGCTATTGGTTGTCCTTGTGCTAATGCACTCCCAGCTCCTGATAAGTATTGAAGTAGTAAATTAGGATTAATCGGCATTTTAAATTCTCCTGTTTAAGATCGTTTAATTATTAAATGGTCTGTTATAAAAATGAAGCACCAAGTCCAATTACAGCTCCTATAGCTGCTCCAACTGGACCACCAACAGCTCCTATTTCAGCTCCAACCATCCATCCAGCTGCTCCACCAGCCATTGCTCCACCTACAGCTTTCTGTCCCTGGCTTGGTTCATTCTGTGATTTAGTAGCTGCACTCCCACTCATTGCACCTAGGATTGCTCTAGCATTTTCAAATAAGTTTATATCCCACATAAGGTTTTTAGACTGATATTCTAAGTTAGCTCTATCCATGTCTATCTTAGATGCATAGTATAGTTTAAATATTTCTGAGTAAGCTCCAACTACAGAATGATTCCACTTTAGATGACTATTCCACTGCTCATTTGATATATCTAATGCTCTGATTCTAATTGCGGAAGAAAATTTATTAATGGCTTTAATATGTGTTGATTGTATAATTCCCTTTCCTACAATAAAAGCAGTGCCTTGTACTGAATTGATGTCTCTCATGCCACCTAAAAACTTAGGCATGATAGTAGTGTCTATATCATCTTGTAATAATGCAGATTGTGCACTAACAGCATTTTCTATCTCAGGTCCTTGTATTACATCTGAATAAATCATACTCCATAGATCATGTATATCTAATCCACCCATAAACTTTCCAAACATATCCCATAGGGATGGGTAATTCTTAGGTTCATATGTGAGACTTGGATCATCAGTCCTGATACCGAAGTATCCTTCATTTACATCTATTTGGTCATATTCTGAATATGGTGAGCTGTTTATTGTATCATTGAAAGCCTCCATGAAACTCATAACTGGATTATCTGATCCTTGATGATCTAGTAATTTACTATGTGCCGCTTCAAGATATGGAGCGTATCTTACTTCTCCTGAACTTGTTCCACCACCTTTTCCCATACTTAACTCCTTCTATAAAAACTTTTTACATATAGTTCTATGCTTTTCAAATCCAACATTTAATAAGATCTCCTTGACTCTATCAATAGAATAATCTGCAGTCATTACATTGCATTTATTGGCTTTGGCAAATTCTACCATTTTAAGATATATTTCATTTATTAGTTCTTCATCTAATGGCCTGAAGCCATAGACTGCTTCGGCATTTAGAGCTTTGACTCCATAGTGTTTTTCATCTATAATACTAGACACAAGTAAAACATGGATTAGTTTGTTACCTTCTTTATCTATTTTATACCCAATCCAAGCTTGTAATTTTCCAGATAGGAATTTAGTCAAAATGTTTATTGAATAGTCTTGTTGGTACTTTCTAGGTACATCATTAGATGCTATCATACTTGCCCTTATCATATCCCAGAATAGTGTTACTTGGTCTGGTTGAAGTTTAATAATCATCTAGTCCACCTCTTCTATTATTTGGGTCCCTTGAGAATCTTTGATCAATGAACTTGTATTGTACACTAATGTATGAAAGATCAAAGGTGCCATACTTGAGTCCTTTGCATCTGATCCTAAATTCAGTTCCTGAAGCTCTTATATGTGCTACACCTGAGTCATTTAGAGGAGACCAATTAGTAGTTTGGAATTCTTCATTTTTTCTATATCTGTAGTCAATAGCTACGTAGATATCAACATCTGATGTAACGTCAAACTGTAGCGATTCGATAGACTTCATTCCTCTACGTCTAAAGTCTATAATGTCGGTGACTAGTTCGACTGCATCAGCTATGACCGTCTCAGGTGAGATAGCTTCTATGTTATCTTTTATTCTGTAAAGTCCTGTCAAGTTAGTGTATCCACCTGTTAATGATCCCTCGTTGAATATGTAGCCTACTGAAGCTGAACTAATATATAGTCTTCTCTCAGCAGCATCCCATGTGAGGACAGGATTGATTAGTGGTAGTAAGAATTCTTCATAACCTAACTTTTCCAATCCTTCAGATGATAGTTTGTAAAGGTGTCCAAGGGTGTCTATGAAAAAGTGTACAAACTCATCACCGGTTACAGCAGTTTTATTCTTAATACCTATGTTTAATAAAGGTTTGAAACCAAAAGTAGCTATTGGTTCAGACACTGGAAATGCTAAGGTTATTCCTCCACTTCCATATATAACTATGTTTTTATCTAACTTCAATACATTGTATATATAGCCTGACCATTCAAGTGTCTTGAATCCAGCATCGTTAACCATATCTATTGTAAAGTCAGCTTCGCCAATCTTACTCCAACCGACCCAGTTACTTCTTTCATCATTAGCAACTGCCCATCCAGTTATGTAAGTGTCTACTATAAGTGCTAGGTCTTCTAAAATATATAGTGCAGAAGTTGGTACATTACCAGATATTGTAGTTTCTACAACTAATTCCAAATCAGTTAATCCATATGAAGGACTAGCTGCTACACCCTCAATGTAAGTATCTACAAATAATACACCTGCATAGTTATCAGCTTTGCAATTAAATGTCTTGTCATTAAGTGGATTTCGTGGACTAGGGGTAGTAGGTGTAAGGGTTGTTAAAGTTGTAGTTGGTGCTAATGATGTAGGTGGAGTGGTAGTAGGAGTTAGAGTAGTAGGTGCAAGTGTAGTAGGAGCCAAAGTTGTTGGCGCTAACGTAGTTGGTGATAGTGTAGTAGGAGGAGATGTACTCATAGTTTATCTCCTTATTTATGCCCTACTGCAATGTTAGCTACTGTAAATGTTCCGCTGTTGTATGTCGTCATAGTGCCACCGAAGTCTATGTAGCCAATTAGTGGTTTAATGTCAGGTGCAGCTACAGTAAAGTCATATATGATAGCGCCACTAGCCTGTAAGTCTCCACCTGAGATGGGCCATGCTACGTTATTCCAATCCATGATAGCAGCTGCTAAAACTGCATCGTTTGTGATAGTTATTCCAGCTAAGGTTGCTCCACCTACGGTATAGCCTAGTGCGGTAGGTAATTCGAAGGCTGATATGTCAGAATATATTTCATGAGCGGATCTGCTGAAGGCAAATCCAGGTTCCATTAAGATGATCTTAAATACATCAGCTGCATAGTCGATAACTTTTTTAGCTAAAAGTTCTTTGTAGTTGTTAGCCGTTTGAGATGCCATAGTTTGTCTCCATATTGTTTAATAATTAAACGATCTATTTACATTCACATTTGTTAACTTTAACGTATTTATCTTTTTGCTCTACAAACTTTTCATTCCAATCACTTTTTTCAAAACTCCATATGTGATTAAGGTATGGAATATCTTTGATACAGAATAAAGGACAGCCTTTAAAATCTGAAATTTCATTCTCGTTATTGTAGCCAAGTGGGACAGATATTACCTGCCAATTAGCTCCTTTATTACTTGATATTACTATCGCTACATGATTATCAGGTGCAGAGAAAAATCCGTAAGATGAATAAGCAAATCTTCCATTGTAGCCTTCTAGTGTAGAATTTGATTCTTGCACACTTATATCCATATTTTCACTATCCACACTAAGATGCGCGATATCTCTTTCTAACCAAGTATAATCTCCATAGTTAAAGTCCCAGATATAGTTATACATAGTTCCGTAGACTGTATATTGTTCACCTGATGGAAAAGTTTTATATTCAATAGTATCACCATCTACTAATACTATAGCATAGTTATCATCTCCGTCAGATATATTACAGACTGAGCCGACTATAGAACTTCCAGGTTCTCCGGCTCCCGAAGTTGTCCAACTAACTCCATCATTCTCACTGCGTTCTATAGCTGTAGCCGTCTCACTAGCACAGATTAAGAATAGCATAGCATTGTCAGAGATTAATTTGACTTTGGTTATGTTAGGCATTATATAGTTAGAAACTATCTGTGTAGTCCAGCTAACTCCATTATTTATTGACCTTTCAATCTTTATAGATGTGGTTGATATCTGGTGTGCTAGATAAATATATCCATTAGGGTCTACTATTAAACTATAGTCTTTTCTTGCAGATAGTGTTGGCAGTGTTTTTACATTACTAAATGTAACACCGAAGTCGGTTGATACCTTTATTAAAACTTGTCCTGCTGTATTAGTGTAAGCCAAAGCGACTAATCCAGTAGAATGCACACCTAGTTTATTTTGTCCAGACATTGGTATGTTATCTGTCCACTCGGTATACTTTAATATATCATTGTGTAGTACCCAGATTCCCATAGCTGGATTTGTAAATATTTCATTTAGTCTATCACCAGATATATCTGCTTTATAGTTAAAGAATGCATAGATGTCTATGTCGATAGCTGCACCGCCTGGAAAGTTAGATGCGTTTATGTTTTGTTCGTACAGTAACCACTCCCATACTCCAGTATCTATATTATAAGTAAAGAATAACACTTCACTGCCGGTGTCAGCTATATGAAGTTGTTGATGTTTGCCAGATGCAACGAAGAAAATTAACTCATTATGGACTGCTAGACTAGGCATCCAGCAGTTTACAGGATATTCAACTTCCTCTTCAAACAGTCTTTTATGCCAGTGTCCACAGGGTTTATGTCGTTTATCTTGGTCAAGTGGTTGGATGTAGTTCGATTCACCGACTGGTATAGTATTTAAAGTAGTAAATTCTTGTTTGTAGTCAAGTGCTCTTGCAGCTTTACCTGCATATAGTCTTGCCTTTACTATATCTGTAATATTAGGATCGTCGTCTGCTGCAGATTGATCATATGCAGCACCTAATGCTAAGTGTGGTCCCCACCACTGTCGTCCCCATGTATAAAGATATCCATTTTTATCTATTGTTTGATAACATTGTTGATGCTCATTGTTTATCATGTCTATCCATTTATATTGCCCTTCATATTCTGAAGCGACTAGCATAAACTCATTATATGAAGCTGGAATTGGTAAACTATTTCCAGGATAGAATTGAGTAGTATAACTCCATCCCCAAATGTTTCCATTAGCATCTATCACAAACATACTTGTAGCACCAAGTGATGTATTCCTTACTTTTACAACTTCTTTTCCAATAAAGAAAGGGATCTTAACAAAAGTGTCTGATCCAGCAGGGTATGCAGTACGGTTATCACCAAAGATATAACTCTGTCCAGCTGCCCATAGTTCACCATTAGACAATAATGCAGTTATTCCCATATTAGATGAGGTGATTTCAGTTATAGTTTCACCTAAAGGAATAATCAATCCAGTTATTTCTCTTGGCTCTTTTAGATCAGGAAATCCAAAGAAGGTATAAAATCCTTCACCGAATACATATACTTTATCATTAGTTGTTACAACTACATTACCTAACAATTCACAATCTATTAACTTTACATCATCAGTTAGATATGTATGCTGGATCGGTGTAGCTGAACCATTATTATAAGGTATAGGAACTCCTCTCATCCCAAAACATTCATCATAGTTCATTCCCCAGATCCATAACTTATCATTTTCATCTATAGCCATAGTATGATAATAGTCATGGGTGAAGTCTTTCCATACATATCCTGGAGTTACCATTCTTGGGTAGTAAAATCTAGCATCACCATTATCCCCAGAAAAAGGTGGTAGACCAAAAGGCTCACAGTCATTATCTGCATTACCCCATCCCCATAGTTCACCATCTTTATTAATTGCTATAGTTGACAACTCTCCTGATTCGGCCTTAACCCAATTACTCTCTGCACCAATCTGTGTAGCATATTCTATCTGTGATAATTCTCCAGCTGGAATACCTAATCCTTGACCACTTTGGGAATAATAATTTTGTCCCCAAGTAAACATTCTACCTCTTTCATCTATAGCATTACTACTCTGACTTGCCATAGTCCTTCCAAGACTAGACCACTTACATCTCTTAAATCCATCTTCACACCAACCATTCCTTACCAGTGCATAACCATGCTTAGGTTCAGGTGCTATAGTAGTCGGACCTACTGTTGGTACGGCAGTTGAAGGACCTACTGTGGTTGGGCCTAAAGTGGTAGGAACTAATGTAGTAGGTGGAGAAGTCGTAGGTGGTAATATAGTAGTAGGAGGTAAAGTAGTAGGTGCTACAGTTGTAACTATAGTAGTTGGAGCAACTGTAGTAGCCAATGTAGTAGGACTAGCAGTAGTAAATGTACTATCATTCCACAGCCTATCAGTAGAATTATCTGTCCATACTCGATCTGTTGAATTATCTGTCCAGAGTCTTGACATTGTTTAACCTATGCTATACGATCTATTGAAATATGATTCCATACTGACGATGCAATAAGAGTCCTTGCTCCAGAACCATTATGATTAACAATAGCTTTAACCGTACTACCTACTGACAAAGGGATGCACAAACTTCCACGCATACTATAATATTGACTTGTTGTAAGTGGTATTGGAAATCTCTGTAATTTATAAGTATTTGTCCCACCTAAAGAAAGTGCTATATTATTTCCAGCTGTCCATGCAGCAGTATCAAATAAAATGCCGACATTTACTTGATAGTATCCAGTATATTTAGCTGTAAATATACCAGTTGTATGAATATATTCACTTAAAAGATCATGAACTTCATCTTCAAAAATAAGGTCAGTATCTGTATTTTGTGTAATACTTTGTCCAGCATCACTGGTCGCGAACACATGACTAAAAGCCCCTTTAAATCCTACAAGCATCCAACTACCTGTAGTTGCGTCATTAGCCTTTATCTGATAAGGTGAGTTCTCTCCACCTACTTCAGAGCTATCAAAAATATAAGCATGATGTAGATCACTTACTATACCAAAAGCAAAGTCATTATTTGAAGGTGTTGTTATCCCATCTAAAGAATCTGCTCCACCACCAGTTAATACTGAAAAAGTTTCATTCTTAGCCATATCATTACTCCCCTAAAAATCCAGCGCTAATACTTACCTCAGGCCCACCTACAAATATCTGTCCATTCACATCACATAGGCATAAGCAGTAAGGTATCTTACAATCAAGATACTTACTCCAAGTACCATCTTCTGGATCTAATGTTATTAATTCTTTACCGTTAGTCATTATTATATAGTTGTAAAAGTCACCTATAGTCCATGTAGATCCTTCATCGGCTGTGTATACAGATGTAAGACTACTCCCATCAAAGGTGTAGATTTTAGTAGGAGTGCAAATCAAAGTCCATTCTCTTAATTGGAATATCTGAGGGAATGGAAAAGTACAGGATTCAATAGATGAAATGTCAAAAGTGATTAAATGATCTAGGTTAACTAACTTAGTTGATTTCTGAATAATTCCTTTTGCTAAAGTAAGCGCACCTATATTCTTAGGATTGTCTTCTGTCTTTCTTAATCCTGTACTTAAAGCACCTTTGATTGTTAAAGTATATTCATACATTATAGTTTTCCTAGACGACTTTCAAATTGTTTTAGTTCTACCTTTTTAGGTTCTGGAACTTGATTGACTTTAGATATTATTTTTCTAGCTTTTGGAGCGGCTAGTTTGAGGATTTCAGTGTAGGACTTTCCAGGGTTTTCACTTTCTATGGTTTCTATAGCCTGAGCCATGATTTTTCTGTTTGAGTCTGTATCTAAGTCTTTATTGTTTTTGTAGAAGTCGTCACTTAGACCTTTTAGATAAGAGATTTGACTTGTTAAGTGAGTCATTATAGAAGGTATTGATTTAAGTGATTCTTCGACGCATAGTTTGATTAGTCTAATTAAGTATGTGTTGAATGTGCTGTAGTTGAGTTCTTTAATATTTTCAAATTCTTCTTTAGTTATAATAGAATTAATATCCATGTTTAGGTTTCCTTTTTTTGTATCTAAAGACTATTCTATTTAGTTTATAGTTCTTTAGATATTTTTTTATTATTCTTTTATGTTTAGATATTTTTTTGTTCTTTCTACTTTCCTTGCCGTTTTCATCCTCTTTCATATTAGTCCTCTATTTGATCTATTTCAGAAATGATTTCATCAACAAGGTCCATGCCCAATTGACCGACTTCGGTTGATATAGCTTTTGTCCAGTCATTAACACCTTGTGTGTTTCTATTGGTTACTTCTATTGCACGCATAGTTGACATATATAGAAGAAGTGGATGGACTTCAGACCAATAGTTTTGATCTGTGTTATTGACTAATTCCATTGAATAGAAAAGGCCTTTAACAGTTACTGTTAGGATTGTGTCAGTAGGGATATTGATTAGTAAAGCATTTATTTCGTTAGTTATTCCAGAAGGTATTTCTATATAAGGCGCAAAGACTGCAAGTTCGGCAGGAGTGGAGTTTTCAGGGATGTGCCTTGAAATGCAAGGTGAGTAGTATAAAGGTGTGCTGTTGGTAAGTATGCTTACGAGGCCTTTGCCATAGGATAATAGGATATCTTGTAAACGCTTTTTTTCCAACTGCCATGAAGCAGTAGTTGAAGCAACCCAGACTTCTTTGATTGATCTACAGTAGGGAAATTTTACTAAGTATTCACCTATGTTTAATAAGTAGTAGAAATTACCCCAAGATTTTTGAGTCTCGGCTAATCGGTCTAGGTATTTTCTAGCTTCGTTGATAAAGAAGTCAGCGCCATTGTCAGTGTAGTCTGGATTGACTAGATCAAATCGGCCTGATAGTTCTCTGAATTTTGTTCTTATTTGTAACAGATTCATATTTACAACCTTTCCTTATTCTTTATCTATTAAATCCAAGTATAAATCTGACTTACTAGAAATATCTTTATTAGATATACCTTTCTGTGCAATAACTTCATTAAATATATTATATTGATCTGGATTTATATAAAAGTATTTAAACTTATCAACATTCTTAATTCCAACTTTTATCCTTTTATCTTTACCGCGAAAGGATCTATCTGATCTATATATAGTAGGCATCCCAGTTTTAGACGGTGCTAATAATGAAGCATGACCACTACCTAAAACCATTACAAGATTTTTATCATTAGCTAATTTTTGTCCTTCATCTATTCCTACCCGACTTACACCACTATTAGATAATGCTGAACGATTTTCATAGTAATCATCTAACCATCCAGCTGTCATTGGTTTATCTAGATGCTCTGAAAGAACTCCACCAGATGAAGATATATTACCCTGTAATAAAAAATCAGGTAAATCTTTATTCTTTGGTATATCTATTCCAAACCGTTTAGCTGTATCATTTAAGAATAAATTACATTTATTATATGTAGTACCTTTATAACACCGATCAAATCTCCCAGTTTTTATATCATCATCTATTTCTTTAAACCTATCTTTAATAGGTTCCCCCAATAATGAGTTGTTCATCTGATTTAATTGAGTAGTTAAGTCATTCATTCTACTACCTCCATAGATCGTTTAATTATTGAATGAACTGACTAAATCATCTATGAAAACATACCAAAGTCTAAACTAACATCTATAGTCACACCTGATACATTTGTAGCTCTGATTAATAGTTTTGCATTAAGTGGCATGATACCTCTGTATATTGGAGTTGAACTACCAACAGCGGCTATTCCTACCCCTCCTGGTAATAATGATGTACCGATTAAGTCACCATCATCAGTAACAGTTGGATCTCTAAACATTCTTGAATTAATGATATGAGATCCCTTGTCGAAGTTTCTATTTATTAAGAGTAGTTCAGTACCGTCGTTAGACATAGTAGGTTCATTATATACGTAAGTTCTACAATTTCCTCCAGTGTTAAAATCTATTGTAACGTATGGAGGAGAGGATAATACATTAAAAGATTCTACGTATAACTCAATAGATGCATCATCTACTATATCAGTCCATAGGGTTTTAATTACATATGCTTTATTTTTGATAATACTGTTTACTTCAAAGTCTGCTACAGACATATGTTTCTTGCCATTGAATAAAGTTAAGGTACTTTCTAGTTTACTTCCCATTTTTAGTCTCCAATAGTTCGTTTGGTTATTAAATGATCTGGACTAACACATAGTTTAGTCCAGATCAATTAAAGTTAGTTTATGGAGTTAGTCCGTTATTTAGTCCAACTCCATTAAGAATACCACACTTTTGAGATAGGCCAAATTCAAGGCCGCACTCAGTAAGATATTCCTCGTTAAGTCCGTCAATTCGTCTCTGGCCATATCCAGAAGAGTGCTGTTTTGAAGTGCTTTCACCAAAGAATGTAGTGTCATCTATGTACTTGTATCCGAGTTCTTTGGGTTCAAGAATGATACCCATGTGGCGGGTAGTAGCATCGAAGCTGAATAGAGGGTGAGTTTTCATGTAGATAGAGCCAAAAGGTGTAAGCCACTCACGAATCTGCATACCGTACATTTTTTGGGCAGGTTGTAAGTTAACCTGTCCACCAGTCATAGCAAGTGCATCTATGCCGAGTAGAAAGCCGCTTCCACATAGACATAGTTTGTCTTCAGCACCGTATCTAAACATAAGTTCAAGCATTGCTTTTAGCCAGGTTTCGCCTCCAGTAACCCAAGTTTGACCGGCGTAAGTGGTGTTTAAGGTGTAGTCATCTACATTGTTAGGTGCATATTGACGAATGAAAGGTATGACACCTCTAGTGGTACGCTCAGGTTTACCATTGTCACCTATGTTCTGTGACATAATTCCCCAGATAAAAGCAAGTTCCATTTCCCATGAGTGCATTTCAAGGGCTTCAGATTTTGCTTTTTGATACTGATCATTAGTGCGTAGTTTGGTTTTAAGTGCAGTACGGGTCATTGATAGAGGGGTACGAAAGATCTGGGTATAGTTGTAGACTTGAACTGGATCTAGTGCAATGGCGTCAGGCATTTCACCGCCCTCAGGGTTAATATTGCCTATGATTTTGAAGTTGTCGCAATCGGCCAGGTTATTGTCAGGTGAGTTGTCATCAGCTTCGAGTAATCTAACAGCAAGGACTGAGTTGGTAGTGCCACGAGTTACCGAAGTGACTTTGCCGACTATATCTACACGATAGTCAGACTCATCACGGAGGAGGATTTGATGTCCTTGTCTGATACGGTTAGCAAGGAGAGTAGTTATAGATATGAATAAGGTATCTCCAGCAATTGCGCCTGTAACATAGGCAGTTGATAAGTCGGCATTAGTGAATACTCCAGCTACTGCACCCTGTACAGTTGACTGTGTTTGAGTCCACCAGTTAAAATGTGGATCGTCTACACTTGCAGAGCCAGACATTGAGAGTATGGCTGTAAGTGGAGCCATTCCGTTTGGATATAGATATAGTATTTGTTGACGCCAGTTTAAGGGTCGCTGATTTGCAACCCAGTCGTCAGTCGCACGCATTCCAAGAAACATAATATATTCTCCTATTTGGATAGATTGTTTATTAATTAAACGGTCTGATTGTTAAGCAGCTGTAGTCGGAGACAGAGTAGTAGGTGCAGCTGTAGTAGGTGCAACAGTTGTAGCTAGGGTAGTTGGGGCAATAGTTGTAGGTGCAATAGTTGTAGGTGCAGCTGTAGTGCCAGTAGCGGTTAGGACTGAAGCAAGTACAAGCCAGGCTAGACCGTCAGAGTATAGTAATACCTTATCACATTTACCATTGAAAGTAATATCACCATCCCAGCATTCACTCTCATCTCGGTCTTGGATAGTGATAGTATTTGTACCGTCAGCGTCGCGGGCAATAAGGGAGTAAAATCTACCTTTTGCCTCAGTCACTGGCGGTAAAGTTATAGTGAATGCGCCAGTGGCAGGGCCTGCAGCTGGACGTAGTATGTAGTCTCTAGTTGTCATTGTATAGTTGGCGATAGGTCCATGATATTTGTCTACAACTATTTTATCATGCTGAGCGCCACGATCTTCTAAACTCATAGTATTTCTCCTTATATTCCGAGAGCCTTGTTCATAGCAGCTAGTTCATCAGCTATGCCTTTTGGCTCGGTTTGGTTTGACCTTTTGTTACCTTTGTTAGTAGGTAATTTAGGTGGCTTGGGTTTTGTTTCAGGTTTTGTTTCAGGTTTTGTTAGATTAAGTCGTTTCCTGACTTCATCGCCAGTTAATGATAAGTTCTCGGTATATGTTTTGTCAAGGTTAGCAGATGCAATCTCGCCGAAGATTATAGCTACATTTTCTTTATATGGTTTAAGGTCTTCATTGTCTGAATAGAAATCATTGCTTACTTTTTCTAGTGTTTGGATTACCGAGATATTGTCGCTTATTAAGTTAGGCAAAGTTTTGATAACTTCTTTGGAACCATTCTTTACTTCATCCCTCGCTGCCAATACACCTTTTTTATATACAAGATTTAGAAGCTTGTTGAATTCTTCAGGATTGCTAGTTATAGTATCAAAGTCTAGTTCTTTCATAAAGTTTTCTTCGTCTATAGATGCTTCAGTTGTAGGTGCATTGGTAGGAGTGGGAGATTTTAGTTTTTCGACTTCATTACGTAGTAGTTCTAGTTCAGCTTTTAATGTAGCAGATTCGTCTGGTATTTCGGTTGTAGGTGTAGATGTAACTGGAGTGTTTGTAGAAGGTGTATCTGTTTCAAGAGTGTCTATTGGAATTTCTGTGGTAGGGACAGAAGTTCCAGGGGCGTCTGTTTTAGGTGTGTCTGTGTTTGGAGTTTCTGTAGTTAGTTCTTCCTCTCCACCCATTAGTGTTTTTCCCATCTTTTTAATTTCATCTAACATTCCCATTTAGTGTTCTCCATTAGTTATTGTTAGTTTCTTCTGCCTTCATTTTTAAAATTTCTAAGAACATATCTGGTAAACTCTTGATATATTCTACAGTCTTTATTCTACCACTTATATTTCCCATATGCATTAAGATAGCTGCTGTAGATGGATTGTCTTCTTTTGCATCATCTACTATGTTGTTCATTTCTATCTCAAATCCCTTTTTCCATACATTAAGTTCATTGACTATGTCTAACCAAACGATCGACTCTTTAAATTCTTCTATTTGAATTTTAGTAGAATTAATAACTGTTTCGTTAGTTTCTTCCATCATGTTTCTCCTACTGGTATGTAATTTCCAGCTTGTACTTGCTGAGTTACTTGTGCGTTAGGTTGTACTTGTGGCTGGATTCGATCTACATTACGTTTGAAGTCTTCTACATTCTTAGCACCGAGTTCTTGCGCTATATACATGAAGATTCTTGTTATATCAAATTCTTGCATTAGTTGTTCTGAGGAGCCAATAGTTTTAAACATTTGTAGCCAGGCTTCAGAGAAGTTTCCTCCTGGGATTGAACCGTCTCGGACGATTAAGTCTGTAGCAATTGCTAGGTCCATAGGTGAGACTGCGATCTTTGTAGCTTCTGGGCCATAGATTTTGGCTAACTGTCCAGCATATCTTCCAGTGGTATTTATGAAGGCTTCAGTAGTCATATTTTGTTGAGTGTGAACAGCAAACATAGTGCCTATGTCTTGCATGAATTGCATACCTATGATCATAGCAGTTTGTTGTAGTCTGGAAATAGCTGAGCCACGTGTGCCTTGAAATTCACCTTTAGTTAGTCGCTCAGGACCTCCCTGTCGCATAACACCAGCCATTGAAGAATCAGTGCCGAATAGACGATCCATAGTGTTAGTCATATACTGAACGTCAGCTAGGTTGGATCTAGTAATGTCATTGACCATTAGTTGTTCTACCGCTCCCTTTACACCATGTCCCCAGGCAGGACGGCGAGTCCTTATTATCTTTCCAGCGCCAGGCTTTGTTAAATCATTTATGTTTATTAGGTAAGGGTCGACCACGAACATATCGTTTACAGCCTTGCGGACATTAGCTATATGACTCTGTCCACATATAGATACTTTCCCATTACGTCTGATTATAGTTAGATGAGTAGAGTTTTCAAAGCAGTATACTTTACCTTTGTAGTAGACTTCAGATGAATTTTTGTCTGTTATAGTAGCCCATGGAGCATTCTTGTTTATATTTAAGTACCAGAAAGGCTTACCTGTACTAGTACATGTATTTCTAATAGAGCAACTATACCCAAGTTTTATAGCTATCTCTTGTAAGTCATCAGATAGTTGTTTACTTTCGGTGCCTATCTGAATTAAGTTTTTATGTCCTTCTATCTCATGCCCATCTCCATGTATGAAAGACTCAAGGAACCTATTTAAGGTAAATCTATCAGCATTCCTTATAATATCAGGAACTTCTTTAAACTCTCCAGTTGTTCCTCCATGATAGCAGTTGTCCTTCAACCAACTATAAAATCCCTTATCAGTTATACTCCACTGCCATGAAGATTGTTTTTTACTAAAGTATTTACCTACATGAAATGGAAGATTTTTGGTAAAATAGTCTATCTCATTAAAGTATTTCTCTTTAACCTGCTTTATAGTTACTGTATAAGTCCCACTACTTTTACCTATATTTATACTTCCATCACTGAGTAACCAACCAAGAAATCCAGGTAATATATCAGGACTTATATTAACTGGAGATTGTCTAGGTAGTCTACCAGTATTACCTTTTCGTTTTGCTGGAGGTATCTCTGTATAGTTTAGTTGAATACCTATAAATTGTACAGTTGTAGGAATCTTAAACTCATCCCATTTACTTCTATTATGTAATAGATTAGCAGGCTTAAATTCAGGTTTGTTAGAGTATCTATATTTACCAAACATACTATGATTTGGAGTCACAGATAAACTATATCTCTTAGACTCAAATGTGTTTAGTATATCATCATAGTCATACTCAAACCACTGTTTAGGTTCTTCAAACCACATAGATCCATTTTTAGGGTCTACTGTAGCAACATTCATATTTGACTCTTTTGCCTTAGACAAATTAATCCATCCAACATCTGTTAGTACTTCAGTTTTGTCATCATAACAGTTAAAAAGGAAGTTTATTGTTTCTTGTGAACCTGTTAAAAGTTCCATCCGGCCAATAGGGGTTATAGTATATCCGTCGTATTCAGGACTGGCTATAGCCATAGGATACATTCCATGATTGTGGTCGGCTCGATACATTTCTGTAATAATGTCGTCAGCGGCTAAGTTAAAGAACCACTTTTCTGGGTATTCACCTTGGCCGATTCCCCAGTCTTTTGGAATTAAGTTAATGTACATTTTTATGTTATCTACTGGATTGGTCGAAGTGGTTAATCCACGATGTTCTTTAGATGTTCCACCGAACTTTGTTTCCCTTTCACTTTCATCTATTGAGAGTGAAGACCTTTTCCATTTTTTAGCTTTTAGATACTTAACATTGAAGATTTCGCCATTTGAAGATGCTTCGTTAGATAACATGTTCATGTAGTTGTCACGATCTAACCAGCCTATAAATTCACCGTCTTGGATTTTATCACTTGAGACAGAAGGGTCAGGGAACCATAAGTAAGGGTCGATATTTGTTAAGTTATTGCCCTCGTAGACTAGTTTGTCTATGAATTCTACTTGCTGTGTTGTTTGAGTGCCTAGGGTGCTATTAGTTATTGAATTAGATCTGATGGGTACTCTGCCATTTTGTTTAGTCCATCCAGGTATTCCAATGCCTATGCCGTATTTAAAGCTGTCTTTAAGTATAGTGTGGATAGCTAATGGGACTTTACTTTTGATACAGTGTGTTTTGATAACTAGTTCCATTAACATAGCACCGATAGTGTCTGAGTCTTCTACACCTTCATATCTGAATATAGGGTCCTGGAAGAATGCCATAGACATGTAAGTCATGAGGGATTCAAGGACTGAGTAAGAGTAAGGGATTACGATAGATACGGGTTTAGTAGGGTCTTTTTCTCTAAGTTCTTTTTCTTTGTCTTTTAAAGGGATGTAGACAGTCATAGTTTTGTCTATTTCTTTCCAGGATTTGAATCGTTTAGACATTTCATTGCGGGATTCCCTAGCACGCTGCCAAATCTTACTTTTTATCCTATCGTGGAGTTTACTGCCTGGCTTTAGGTTTAGGTTGTTAGGATAGTCGTAGTCAAAGGACATTCTAGAGTAGTCCATAGTTGTTTTACCAGGAGTAGTTGGTTCTCCAGTTGATATATAAGGCATTGGTTTCTCCAGTTCGTTTAATTATTAAACGATATATTAAATATCCTTATGGTGCTGCAGTAGTGGGAGCAAGTGTAGTAGGTATAAGTACATCGTTTCTTATTGATAGTTCAAAGGTAGTCCAGTATAGTCCGTTAGTGTTGTCGCCAGCGTCGTAGACTAGGAATTCTACAAGGTCTTTTGAAGTTGGTAAATCAAGTTCAAAAGGTTTGATTTTGACTCTGCCATTTGCATCGTCTCGAGTGAATCCAGTTGGGTTATCAGTAGAGTTGTAGTAGGTTCCTTGATGTTTTATTTCAAACTTTGTAATCACAGCCATTTCAGCAGGGGTTAGGATAATGTTGTCTTTGTATAGTTTTATCCAAAAAGTATTGTTTCTATCTTTGTAGCATTTAATCTGTTCCATTGTTATATTCCTAGCATGGTGTGATGTTTATGATTAAGTTGTCTTGTGCAAGATTGATGGTTAGATTGTCTTGTATAAGGTTTATGGTTAGATTATCTTGTATTATCTTTATAGTTTTATCTCCACATGGCATAGATGGTGGAGCAGTAGTAGGTCCAGGTGTGGTTAGGGTAGTAGTTGGTCCTAGAGTAGTTGCTAATGTAGTAGGTGCTA